TAATAGGGAAGAACATTTTATCATTTAAACCATGAGGTACATATTTGATAACTTTAGTATTACCATCTTCTCCTAACACCAATTCATTGATGTTTACAGTTTGTTTTGAAATGCCGAATAGAGCATCACATGAATTATAAAATTCTTTATTATATGCAGGTGCCGGATAATCATCCCAAATGTTAAGGTATGCAATAGGAACCTGTTTACGAATTTCATTTTCCATTTGGAACAACCATGTAAAGTATCTAGGATCAGTAATAAGGAAAATAGCATCTATTTTTTCTTCCCTAATCATCATCCTAACCATATCTGGAGTACCATACCCATCAGTAGGGTATAATATAACATTTGAGTCTTCTACATTGGTTTCTTTTGAAATAGACTCAGACATATCAATTCTTTTCCCTTTATCAGGATGTTTGATAGCTCCTGCTATTTGAACCCAATTGTATCTATGACAGGTATTTAATACCATCTCACGACCAATTTGTGCAACTCCGGAATGAACACGAATATCATCCGTAAGAAGTAGAATTTTTTTTCTATCTTCTTTTTTAATGTAACCTTCTTTTACCATAAAATTTTTTAATTTACTCTTCTATTGTTAAATCCGTATGAGATGTAACTTGCTTTCTAAATTCTTCATCTGTAAGATACAAATGAATTGCTCGATCAGCAAGCTTTTGAAAAGAAAACTTACGTTTTACACACTCAATTTTAAAATTTTCGAACAAGTCGCTTTGAATTTTTACGCTTGTTAATGTCATGTCTCTGTTTGCCATAATCTTAATTATTTTTGTCTATACATATATCAGGATTCTTGGAAAGTTGATTTACATAAATGAGTTTTAAAGAAAGGACACCATTTACAATTATTATTAATAGTTTCAGGCATTTCCTTTTCACTAAAACCTTCTTTAGTAAAACAATTATCTAAAAATTCAGTAAGCATTTTAGTTGCTTTATTTACTGATGTTTTCCCTGATGGGGGTTTGAATTGTTGGATTCTTTTTATTACAAAATCTTCAGACTCATATAATTTCCTCTTTACAATGAAGAATTCAATATCAATATTATCAATTGGGATATTGTATTGTTCCGAAAAGAATTTTTTATATAAGACTAGCTGGAATTGTTTTAGTTTATCCTTTTTTGCTTTATCATTCCAACCACGGGTTGATGTTTTTATGTCTATAATAGTGAATTTTTCTGTGTTCTCATTATATAACACGACATCCAAAAACCCCATGTATTTAACACGTGGTAAACGCGGATTAGGCGCCAATACAATAGGTACCTCACATCCAACTAACCACCACCCACGTTTTGAAAAATATTTACCTCTATTCTTTTTAAGGTAATTTATAATTTCAATTCCGTCGGAATAGAATTCTTGAAGTGTTTGTGAATCAGCAAAATGTTCACCTTTATTTTTCTTATAAGCTTTTTTATACTCATCTCTTAACCGGTTTTCAAAGTCTTCTTCTAAATCTATTCTATCAGCTGAAGCACCACTTTCGTTATACATAACATCTAAGTACATCTGGAGTGTTTCGTGTAGGGCTGTACCGAATGTCATATGGATAGACTGTTCAATTACCTTATGCCCATCCCTGTAATTCAATGCCCATTTTTTAGGACATTGCCAATACATGGATGCTTGAGAATATGAAACATTTTTCTCATATGCAAAATCAACAGGGATAGGAGGGTTTCTTTGTATATCCTTTACTACTTGTGGTATCTTCTTTTTAGCCAAAACTTATTTCCATTTTCCTCTAAGTACGAGCATTGCTATAATCCCGTAATTAGCGATATCAATAAAACTATCAATCATTGGTTCATTAACAACGTAATTGTGACCTTTACGTTTTAACATATTTTTCAAACGATTGATTTTATCATTACAACGTAACCAAATCCCCGTAAGTGATAAATCTCTATCTTCTTTAGTATCTAAATTTGAACCTAAAGAAATATTAGATAAACCATAATCTAACATCTTAGCAGCAAATAATTCATACTGTTCTTTTTGAACTGCTTGAAATTCCTCTGCTAATTCTGGGTATAATCTTTCAAAATCATTAACGGTTTTATTTATACCATTAATTTCATATTCTACAACTGGTTCTGACATTTTATATAACTTGTTTTTTGTTTAAATATTTTTCAATCGCTTCTAAACGATCATCAGCATCAGCTAACATAGCAAGTGCTTCTTCAGCGTTTTTATAGAAATCCTCTGTTGAGTGATCTCCAATACCCGCAGGATGGGTTTCTAGTAATTCTAGAGTTAATAATGCTTTAGCTTTATCAGCAATAGCTGAGGTGTAAAGCATTTCTTTTAATCGGCTCATAACTTTGCTTTTTTAATTAACTTTTGTGCTTCTTCTTCAGAAACCCCCATTTCCCATAAAATTCCCTCAATTGACTTAGGTATAATATCAATATAATGATCTGCTTCTCCTAGAGAGCATTCAAAATACTCAGCAATGTATTCTGCTAATTCTTGATAATTTTTCTTGTTTTCGTTTTTAATGTACTTAAGCCAGAGTTTCTTTTTTGGTATCATTTCTCGGTAAATGGAATAAATTTGTTTCTTACTTTGTGGATTTATCTTTTGAACATAATTTACAATATCAATGTAATCCATATTCATAGATAAATATCTATGTATCATGTAAGAATTCCATTTATCCCACGATTCTTGTGAAAATTCCTCAGGGGATGTCTTTTTGACAGTTATCTCATTTAACCAATCAAATAACGTCATTCTTGTATTCTTCTCGTAGTTCAACTGGAATAGTACTTTCTAAGATTTTTCCGGTTGCTGGATCATAAAATACAGGAATTGGCATAACTGCATCTTCATCAGCTCCTACTACAAATTTAGATACTTTACGAAGTAAAACACCTTGACTAAATACTTTGTTCCCTTCAGGGGTTTCAACTGATGTTGTACTTTTCAAATCAATGTTGAGTTGTGGGTTTTGTTGTTCCATTTGTTTATTTATTTATTTATTATTTTAATTCTATTAGTTTTGAGATGAGCGCCATTGCATTAATCTCTTTATCAATACGGAAATTAGACTGATAGCTATACTCGTTGATGTAAACAGCAACCATTCCTTCATTTCCATCTGCGTATACAGAAGCATTATCATACAAATAACGATAGAATTCCTCAAAATCATTAATATTTGCATTAGCGATAATCTGTCTAATATTTCTCCAATTCGGTTTAGCATTCTTTAATTCTTTAATTACCTGTGACATATAATTAGATGATACAAGTACTGATTTATCTACTACTACCTCATCACCTTGGATCGATAATTGAATAGTATTAAGCATTTTACGAATATCTGGGTAGTATTGGTTAATAATGCTTTTCAAATCATCAGCACTACAATCAACTTTCTCTTCTTTAAATACATCAATAAGATGGTATGCTATATCTTGTTTTGATGGGGGTACTATTTTAAGTGTTTGACAACGTGATTGAAGTGGATCAATAATACGTTCTACATAGTTACAAGTTAAAATAAACCTTGTCGTACGCGAGAAAGTTTCGATAACATTACGGAGCGAAGCTTGCGCTTGGATAGTAAGAAAATCAGCTTCATCCAAAATGACCACTTTAATAGATTTAAAGCTAGCCGCTGACGCAAATCCTGATACTTTATCCCTAATCGTTTCAATGCCACGTTCATCCGAGGCATTAATATAAAGAAAATCACAATCGAGATTTTTAACAATGAGCTTAGCAAGAGTTGTTTTCCCTGTTCCAGCGGGTCCATAGAATATTAGATTTTGAATATCATTATTAGCTAGATACTGAGAAATTGTCTTTTTGATATGTTCATTTCCAACATAATTTGATAAATTAACTGGTCGGTATTTCTCAACAAGGAGACTATGTTTGTGATTCATAACTTTTTATTTACTTAAATATACGAATTATTTTTAGATAATCCAAATTAAATTCCCTGTCTAAATTCCCCATATAATGAATACATTTTGGGTTCTTCTTTCTTAATCTCTTCTTCATGGGCCTGAATAGCATATAATTTACTATCCATTGGATCCAACCTATAAGCTCCTTTAAAACCTGTTTCTTGCAGAAATGCTTCTAAAGCATCTGTTAGAGTTTTAAAAACTTCTTTTTTAGGATCACCAACAAGAGTCCACCTGTCTCCAGGTGGCACTCTAGTGGCAATAAGTTCATTGTGTTCAATAACTTTTGTTTCCATATTACATCATAGGCATTGAAGTGGTCATAGAACCATCTGCGGAATTACCTTTAGATTCTGGATGGGTTGAGATCACACATTCTGTAAGTAGAATTGTACCTGCAACTGATGCTGCATTTTCCAACGCTGAACGAGTTACTTTGGTAGGATCAATAATACCAGCATCCTTCATGTTAACAACCTTTTCTGATTTAAGATCATAACCAGCCCAAACACCATTACCGGAGTCTATTAGTTGATATTTTCCAATCATTTGAGCATCTACAACACCGTACCCAGCATTAACTAGAATCTGTTCAAATGGTTTACCACAAGCTTTATATACAATCTGAGAACCAATACTGTTTATAGTTTCAATACCTTCACGAGCATATAGTAAAGCAGCACCACCACCAGGAACAATCCCTTCTTCAAGAGCAGCTTTAGTAGCATTTAAAGCATCGTCAACACGATCTTTTTTCTCCAACATTTCAGTTTCAGTAGCACCACCAACGTGGATAATAGAAACACCACCTACCATTTTAGCTAAACGGTTTTGAAGTTGTTCTGTGGCATATGGGGTTGTTGATTTATCAATTTGAGATTGAAGATCAGCAACACGGTTATTAATAGCTTCTTCACTACCTTTACCATCAACAATAGTTGTTTGTTCTTTATCAATGGTAATAGCACGAGCTTGACCAAACCAATCCCAACTGAATTTATCAAGTTTCATTCCTTTATCCTTGTCAAATACCTGACCACCGGTTAATGTAGCAATATCTTCTAGAATAAGTTTACGACGATCACCGAAATCAGGAGCTTTAACAGCAGCTACTTTTAGAGTACCACGTGCTTTGTTTACAATTAGGGTTGCAAGTGCTTCGTTATCAACATCTTCTGCAATGATCAATAATGATTTGTTAGTTGCTGATACTCCTTCTAGGACTGGGAGTAGTTCTTTAACTTGAGTAAATCTATGATCAGCAATCAAGATATAAACATCTTCCAAATTACAGGTCATTGAAGCATTATCCGTAACAAAGAAGTGGGACTTGTATCCTCTGTCAAACTGCATTCCTTCTACTGTTTCAAGATATGTCTCACCTGATTTGCTTTCTTCAATATGAACCACACCATCACGACCTACCTTTTCAATAGCAGTAGCAATCAATTTACCAATTTCAACATCATTATTAGCTGAGATTGTAGCAACTTGTTCTAGTTGTTCTTCAGATGAAATATCTTCTGAGTTTGATTGAAGGATTTGGATTACTTGCTTAACAGCAGCATCAATACCTCTTTTAATTTCAACTGCATTTTCTCCATTATTGAGGTGTTGCAATCCGGCTTTAACCATCTCACGTGCCAATAAAGTAGAAGTAGTTGTACCATCACCTGCTTTTTTAGCAGTTTTTACAGATGCTTGCTTTACCATCTGAGCACCCGTGTCTTGAATATGACCATCTACCCAAATAGATTCAGCAACTGTTACTCCATCCTTAGTTGATAGAGGCCAAGCTCCATTATTTTCGATTAAGACATTACGTCCATTAGGACCCATGGTAGATACTACGGCATCCGCTAAGATGTCGATTCCCTCCATAAGTTTTTCTCTCGCTTCACTCCCTAGAGTGACTTGTTTTCTCATGTCTACAGGCATACTATTTTTCGTTTTTGATTTTTGCTAAAATTTGATTTTCAGGACCAATAAAGTATTCTTCACTATCGTATTCAAGTTTTGTGAATCCCATAGTAGGTAAAATTACTACATCTCCTACTTGAACCGTTGTACTGATGAATTCTCCAGTAATGGTTGGTTTACCAGGGCCTACAGCTATAACTGTCCCCTTTTCGTTTCTGTCTTTCCCAAGATCAGGGACAACAATGTTACCGTACATTGTTTCTTCTTCTTCAAACGGTTTTACGATAACCGCATCGAACATTGCTTCTAATTTCATATTCCGATTTTGTTTAATAATTCATTCATTAATTCTCTTTCTTTTTCGTATTCTTTAATATAAGACATAACTGAGGTATATTCAGGTTTTCTATCAGTTTTAAACTTAGCTATTTTAGCTAATGCGTGTGATAGTTTACCGTAATGACCTACAGGCTTTTCATAATTTTTCCCTTTAGATCCCTTTTCAAGGTTCTTTTCATCAGGAGTGATGGTTTCAACTACTGTATAGCAGTAGGCATCTTTAGAAATGTGAAATTGCCCTAGTACCGGGTCTTTAATAATAGTATAACTCATTTTTTTATATTTTATAACGTGAATATACGAATCCTTATTCAGTAAACCAAACTTTAGGGAGCATTTAGTTACTTAATTTTTAAAACTTTTGGTTTTGCTTCATCAGCGTAAGGGATTGTAATCTTTAACAATCCATCATTCATCTCAGCATCAGCGTTGGCTAAGCTGAACTTTGGAGCAATCTTATAACCTAAATTGAAAGAACGCCTTGCAATCCCTCTATGGATCCAAGTGCCTTCTGGTATGTTATCTTCACCTTTGTTGTAAGAAATTCTTAGAATGTCTCCTTCAACATTGATCTCGATGTCCTTTTTAGTAAGACCGGTACATGCAATTTCGAAATGCAGTCCGTCTTCTGTCTCTAAAATGTCTACAGGGTGGGTGATTTTGGCATTGATAGCCGGTTGGAAGTCTAGTTCAGACTTAAAAAAGTCTCTAAACAATAAATCAAATGGTGAGACGTATGTCTCGTTAAATAATGTACTCATATCATTAATAAAATTTATGCTGTCCGAAGATCAGCGGGTTAAACTTAACAAAACTTGCTCCCTAAAGTTGTGGTTTTGTTGAATATACATATATTAAAAGGATGTTTCTGCGCGACGAACCATAAAATAGTCACTAGAAATTCCATTATTGGAAAATTGTAACCTCATAAGCCCCATAGTACTTAAATATAATTTACCCCCATCCATATCTTTATTAGCCTGGAGGATAGTTTTTAACATATCTGAATTAAATGGGAGTTTAAGATTGGTTTCTTTAATATCTCCTAAAATTTGATATGTAATTTTATTATTATGACCTGATTCATCACCAAATACAAACTCAACAACGTCTTCACCATCTAAATTGGTTGATGTTGTAACTAACATATTATCAATTTGAGCCAATGCACTTTTAGCTTTGATAATATTCTCAATATCCTCGGGTGTTAGGTTTAATTCGACTACCCATTCAGGGACATTCACAGTACCTACCTTATCTATAAGTAATGGGTCTGATAAAGCATAATTTAAGTTAAAATTCATATCTGATATTTTCAACTTAGTAAATACTTGGTTGGTTTTTTCTAGTTCTAGTAATAGATCACCATTACAAATTGAAATAAGATTTTGTAACTTTTTAGTATCATAAATAGCTAATTTACTATCTTCTAATTGAAAATTTTCACATGAAATACTTCCTATAACATCCTTAGTAGGTGTCATAAAATCAATTTCAAGATTATTGTTTTGAATATTCCACTTTACAGACTCATTAAGCCCCAAATAGTATTTATTAATTACGCTTTGTATAATTGATTTATTTATCATATTTTTTAGTATAGATGTTATTATTTACAACTAGTTTATCTACAATTCCATTTTCCAAATGTACGAACGCTTCTTGGGGATGACAAACTATAGGTTCACCATGCACATTAAAGCTTGTATTCAATAATACTGGAATGTTTGTGAGATTATTGAATTCAGATATTAGGTTATGGAATGGTGGGTTATTTTCCTTAGTAACAATTTGAATCCTGGCTGTTTTATCTATAGGGTGAACTACTGCTGGGATTTTTTCCTGCCATTCTCCCCTAGTATCATAGAGCATAGTCATAAACTCAGCTGTATATGGGGATTTAGTAATATCGAACACTTCATTAGCTCTTTCCTCCATTACTACTGGAGCAAAAGGCATAAAATCATTCCTTTGTAATCTGTCATTTACATTTTTATAAGTTCCAGGTACACTAGGATCAGCTATAATACTTCGATTACACAAAGCTCTAGGCCCATGCTCATAACGTCCCTGGAACCATCCTACAATGGTACCTTCTTTTAGATCATATGCTAATTCTTTAAAATTAAGGGGACGTTTATTAAATTTGGTTTTATCATATTCAAAATCACTATCTGAATATTCTGTTCCTAAGAATATGTTATCTAATTTGAAAGGTTTAAAATCGGGGTTATACTTCTTGTATACTGTAAGAGCGCTACCTAAGGGTAAACCTTCATCACCCATAGGAGGAGCAACAAATATTTCCTTTACCCAATCTAACTCATTAATCCTTCTATTTAATTTGATATTAGCAAAAATTCCTCCAGCTAATGCTATGTGTTTAATTTCAGGATATAGTGAATGGAGGTGGTTGAAAATTGATAGTACTTTTTCTTCAAATACTAACTGCCCGTTATAGGCTATATCTTGTAAATGGTGGGTTTCACCTTTATAGATACTACCAAACTTTTTATAATAGTTTTTATAAAAATCTTCATATAACTTCCCCATAGGTACTCCTTCACCATGATTGTAATCCGGGTCTGTGTGGAGACCTTCTATAGTAATTGAGTCATTAAACACATCATAAAGATCTTGGTTAAAATTACCATGAGAAGCCATCCCAACTACTTTCCCCTCATCTTTAAGACGTTTAAACCCTAAAAATTCGGTGAGCATACTGTAATAATGTCCCAAAGATTTATTATAAATGCCTATACCATCTATATAATTCAGATTACCTTCCTTACCAATGTAGTACTTAGCACTGTGGTAATTACCACTAGCATCAATAGAAACTACTAAGGTATCTTCTTCAAACCCACTAAGATAATAAGCCAAATTACAGTGGGATTCATGGTGGCTAACTTCTATATAGGGGGCATTTGTTCTTTCTCGCAACCCAATAGCACCAAACATAGGATCTGCAAATCTATCTTTTGGTAAAAATCCTGCTATATAATCAATACCTTTCATATGCTCTGGGAAGTATTTTAGAGCATTATGTAGTGACTCTAGAGGGTATCTATGATAATCTCTTTGAAAATCTTTATATGATTTGATTCTAGTAAATCTTTCTTCTTCAAAGGCAAATATAGGTTTACCATCTTCAACTAACGCTAAACCACAACTATGGATTCCTCCTGTAATTCCTAGTACTTTCATTATAGATTAAAAAACATTTCTTTATAAGGGTTTAAATTCAAAGTCCAACCAAGGTCATTATAAAAACCCTCTAATTTATTTAGTAGAATAGAATCAAAAATCTTCTTCCTATCAGCATTCTGTTCTATAAATGTACGGATCTTAGGGGGCATATCCCATTCTAAAAATGCAATTGCATCAATCTGGTATGCATTTGGTTTTAAGTAGATCCATTTTACTTTTTCACCTTGAGTAATATAACTATGGTCTTTACTTAATCCCCAAAACCTAAGTAAGTCATTATATATAATAACCGATTTAACTGCTGCTGGAGCACCCTTAGCAATTGTAGAAAACATTTCCCCAGCACGAGCTTTACGTTCAGTATATTTGTTTAATGTTTTAACTGATGTGGGGTTACCTAGTTCTGTTAGCGGTATACTACCGTCTAATATTTGCTGTTTAAATTCCTTCACACGGGTGTCTATCTCAGGTTGCTGCGCACCTTTTAAGACGTCAACTAACGTTTTATGGAAAAATTTACCTAACACTGGTGGGAAATTTGCTTTTTTAAACTCTAAACCTTTTACATCAAGGGATTCTTTTACAATACCTTCCTGTTTAGTAATCCACTGAGCATAACGACGAGTAGCTCTAAAATAAGCTGAGCGGATAACACATTCAGTTTTCATTTCTAATCTATGTTTCCCCTTAGCATTGAAACAATCTGAAGCTAGCACATCATAGGAATCAGTAATAATATCCTGATACTTTAAGGCAATTTCTTCTAGCTTATCATCTTTTTCTTCACTAGGCATTTCATCAAAATTAGAATACAAATGTCTAAGTAAAGGTTCTGCGTGGATGTAAATAGAATCAGTATCGGAATAAGCTACATAGTTAGTATCTTCAGGATCACAAATCCACCAAGGAGTATCTTCTATATGCTTCATAATTCTATATTCTCTTTTATAACCTTGTTAATATGACGATTTGCAGTTAATGCACTCTCTTGAATAATACGCTGACCACTCAGAGTAATAGATTCAGATAAAATAACATTACCATAGCGGAAACTACCAAGAGCTGTTGCACCATACAAACTGTTTAGCAAAATCTTCATAGTATACTGCTTCATATGGAAAGCGGCACCTAATTCTTTATCACCAGCTTTATATGCTTTTTTCATTTCATTTTTATACAACACACGTTCATCAAACCATTTTTTAAGAATAGTAGACAATACCGATTCTTTATCAGTCCTAAAGAAAACACCGTTAGCTGAAATAGACATTTCCATGTCCTGGATTAGGTTAATTAACCCCCCAACTTTAATCTTAGTACGTTTTCTTTTTACGTTTTCAATTATAAGCTCTTCTTCAGGATCTCTTCGTAGTAAATCATTTAAACCTAAACGATTATTTCTATCATCAGCATCTATAATCCTTCCAACCATTGTTTCCTTACCAATATTAATAGTCATAATAATTGAAGGGTATAGTGAAGTTAAATCTTCATCAAATACATAATTGTAAATACCTGCTTTAGGACAAAATAAATAACCACCTGCATAATTCTTTTTAGATAAAGGATTACGTTCTTTAGCTGGTGGTATAATTCCTTCACTTAATAAGTAAGCTGAAATAGCCCCATCTTGTGTTTTAGTATTGGCATATACTTCACTATAATTATGTTTACCTTTATGAGCCAAGTTTTTAACTAAAGATAAATATTCTAATTTTTCATCTAATAATTTTAAAATCTCAACATCTACAAAGTTGTACTGAATGAATTTATGTATATCAGATTCAAATAAAGTATCAAGATTACCTTCATATTCTATTTT